TCAATAATAACAGGAACAGTTGATGCCACAGTATATGGTGCCAGATCAGTAACCAATTGAGTTTTTTCTGCTGTAGTTAAATTAACTCCCGTAGTTGATTTAATTGAAATAAAAACTTTACCGTACTCAGCTGTACTTACTGCACCAAGACTTGTATCATAAGACCCACTCTCTCCACCAAACACCGATACAGATTGTGCATTAGAATATAATTTCTTTGCATAAACTTTATAATCTTCAGCAGTAACACATCTTCCTTGAGATGCATAATCAAGAGGAGCATTATATTTTATTGATTTTAAACTTTCTGGTTCAGCACCAGCCCCCGCAGCAGATTGGGTAAAAATTGATATATCAGTAATGCCCCCAATACTTGTCGAATTTGCAAATATAGAAGCACCGTTTGCTGCTGATTTATTAGTTACAATATAAGTTAAAAGTACAATATTATCATCAGACAATGCTGCACCAACTACTCCATCCCCAAAATATACTTCATAAAGTCCAGCTTCTACTTCTTGTAAAAAATAAACTTTGCTGTCAATTTCAACTTGAGTTATATCTGTTGCTTGTGTATATGCATTTATTGTAGTATCACTTGAAGAATTTTGCACTTTAACTGTTAATGTAACTGTATCCGCCCTATTATTTCTAAGTAAAAATCTTTGGTCAACATCAGATGAATCAACTGTATATCTTGTGGTTACATAAGTTCCCTCATAAACAGGAACATTATTAAAAGTAATACCAGAGCCAATATTTGAAGCAGTAACATCTGAAGCAGTAACAAATTGATAATCCGTTCCATCAACACTCGTTGTAAATACTGTTCCGGCAGACATAGTTGCTGTCGCAACTGTAGTAGTGTTTAATGTAACATCAATAATTGCTTTAGCTGCTTTAGCAGATGTAGGAATATACCCTAAAGTTTTTGCATGAGAAATAATACTGGATCGTAAAGATGCACTATCAAGAAACATTTCATTCGCAAGCATATTCGCATTAAATCCAAGATAGTGTGTATTGTAAGCAAGCACATCCAATAAGGCACTCATACCAGAACCTTCAAAATCATAGTCTTTAAATTCTGTTTGTGCTTTAAGAAAAAGTTTAAGATTGTTTTTTACTTCATCAAAATCAAATTCTGTTACGTTTAGTCTTGATTCATTTATTGCCATTATCGTAATCTTTCTAGAAATACCGTTAGGTCTACTAATTCGGTTGGTGCATTTACAACATAAAATGATATAGTACACTCGTATTCATTACGATCTAAATTTGGAAATGCTGATACACTAATTAATCTTGCTCTTGGTTCAAAATTTTCAATCACCATTTCAATTTTTCTTGTAAGAATATGAGAGGTTGTGGGAGTCATGTTTTCAAACAATACATCTCTAACTCCAGAGCCAATTTCTGGATGAAAGGGTTTCTCATAATGATTCAATAATACAAGATTGCGAACAGAACGCTTCACTGCTTGAATATCATTTACTTTATTAATATCATTAGACGCTGATTTTTTTCCAAAGAAAAGGTCTAAATCGGAATACTGTTTAACACTCCGATCAGATTCATTAAATGCTTGTGAATCTGTAAAAGCAGTTGGTGTTGGCATTATAAACTCCTGTTTATATTATTTATAAGATGTAATTTAATATATCTCAATTTCTTCTATTACTGCTTCAATATTATCATGCCAATAATTTAAAAACTTATGTACTCTTGGATATTCTGGTCTTATATCATCTGTCTGCCAAACGAACTGTTGAAGAATATGTTGATAATCTGGCCTCCAATAAAAAACATTCACAGTTACGATAGTGTTCTTTATTATAATCATTTGTCTTAATCATCATTAACAAAACGTGGGTCATAAGTATCCGCATATCTATATTTTACTTTAAAATATGGCCCATCTTCCTTAGATGGTCCATAGCCGGCACCTCGACCATCAGTTATTGTCAATGTTTTACCGTCCAGGCTCCAAAGGTCATAAAATACTTTCTTACCTCCCTGCGTAAATGTCCTACGCTCCCCGCCATGCTGGGGATAAATGTTTATCCATTTAAATTTTTTCGTACTGGTATCATTGTAACCTCTAACAGAAAGAATTTTAAGCGGCACATGTTTTAATTCGATTTCATAATCGTAAGGATACTCACTAGTAAACGTAAACCCCTCGTCAATATCGTCGGTAATTTCTTCCCTCATTGTAACTGGTCTACCAGTAAATCCTTCCTCAGCTGTATTTGCTCGTGTTCTTGTCGTTTCTCCTCCTCCAGAAGTTGTAATTGTTTGAGTTTGTATCGAATTTGATTCACTTACTTCTGTAATAGTTGTTGTTGATGTAATTGAATCTTCGGGAGTTGTAACCTCAACTTTATTCCCCCCAGTTGTTGTTACGTTTGAAGTTTTTGTAGCAACTTTATAAGCACCTGTATCTTTTGTAGGAAGTGTTGTTGATGTAACAGTGTCAGCTACAACATCTACATCAGTAGATGGTTCGGGTATCATCTTTTGAACTTTAACTCCTAACCCAGTTCTTTGTGCAACAACTTCAGAATTTCTTAGCAACGTAGAAGTTTCTTCTTCTTCTGAATCTATTGTGGGTTGTTTAGATTCTGCAGCCTTCTCTACAGCTGCCGTTAACCCGTCAGCAGGTTTTTCAAAATTTGGAACAGCTGAGCATAAATCAGTTCCACCCTGTATTGCACCAAGCGCGCCTGTAACTAAAGTACCTAAGTCATATCCACCAGCAGTCAATTGTGTTCCAAAATCAGTTGTGATATCAGATAACAATTGAGTATGTTCAAAACTTCCTGGCGTTAAACTTGATAAACTTGTTACCAATGATTGTAAGTTAAGACTAGGAAGTGCTGGTATTTCTGATATTAAACCTCTATGTTCTAATTCAAGAGAATTAAAATCAGAAAGTGTAGTAGATGATAAAGCTGAAGCATCAACTTCTAAACCATCAAGAGCACCAGTTATTAATTTTTCAAACGCAGTTTGTATAGAATTAAATTCAAGACTTGTACCACACAGATTTGGAACTTTAAGATTAGCCATAATTATCCTCCAGCAAATACATCAGAAGAACCAGATGCTGAGGAATTAGGAACCCATGAACCGTGTCCACCTGTTGCATCACCTTTACGATGTACCTTAATCCCATTTACAAATACGGTAGAACTACCAGCAGTTGCTGGATCACCGCAACTAGTTTTGTCACCAATGCGAACAGTCTTTGCCCCGTTAGTAAAAACATTTGCAGAGCCTTCTGCATATGCAGTTTGATGAAATGGATTTGGTGTTGGACTCGCATGACCAACATGACTATCCGTACCTACTCTTGTTACTTCTGCCATAGTACCTCCTAGTTCAAATTAATCAATGCAGAATCAATATCAACTTCTGTGCTGACATTCAGATCAAGTGTCCCAGTAGTATTATTAGTATGACTCGCCTTAAATGTTTCTGTAACCAATCCCTCTGAATAAATTGTAAGACCATCTGCTTCAGTTTTAACATCCATAGCCTTAGCAGACTTCATATTAAGTTTATCACCAGATTTAAATGAAGTAATACCAGATACAGTTGTAGTGGATAAATTATTTTTAGCTACAGTTGTTATACTTCCAGCAGTTGAACCAATATTAATATCATTTACAACACTTAAACTATCTGTATCGTTAATAATTATAAGTCTGGACTTTTCAATAAGAGTATCATCAAGTCCAGTTATGCGTGTCTTTCTATCTCCATTAATTTGTTGTGCATGATTACCTCGTATCTCCTCTTCACGATTTCCACCAGATGCACCAGCTCCAATTTTTACCAAATGATTCTTATGTACCTTTTGAGTATAGTTTCCCTCTACTTCTAAGATATAATCTCCCTTGATTAATTCTCTTACTGTTCCTTCTACTGTTATGTTAACAGACCCAGAAATAGAAACATTAGAACTACCAGCTACAATCTCATAATTATCACCAATTACTTTAACAACCTTATTACCATTAGGATGTATTTCTTCAAAAGTTCCTGATGTATGTTGAGTAAACAATCTTTCATGATTCGGTGAATCATCTATTTCATGTATATGTCCCGATTCACTTTCATGCACATGATTATATGGATATTGAGATGATACATATGGATTAGCATTCTTTTTAATTGACTTGGGATCAGGCTCATTCCAAAATCCACGAGTCTCTTCTACAGCAGCATCAGATACAGATTGAAGATACGGTTTGGTTGCAGTAGGAACTCCTGTTCCTTTTACATCAGTTGCGGTGTTATCATCATCTACACCGACAGTAGTATCGACTTTTTCTGGATCACCACGAAGCCTTTGTTTACGACGATTAATAAGAGAGTTATGTGTTTCTGAAGTACCCCCTTGAGCTAACCTATTAGTGTCACTTTCTCCTGTTTCATGTCCAGATGGTATTGTATAATCATCGCCACTTACTGGATACGGACCATTCCATACGTCACCAGCATATTCTACTTGTTTTGAAGTAGGCCCTCTAGGATCATTAAAACCATATCTATTATCAGCTGCTTCGTCAGGGATGCCAGGCAATGATCCTATAATAAGAGGTTGTTGTTTCTCTTGTGTATCTCTGAAGAAACCAACTACCCAACTACCTTCAACAAGAAAAGATGGGGTACTGCCCATACCTTGCATAGATGGGTCTGTTACAGGATGCATAACATGGGCCCACGGTAAATCTGTGGTTGGAAGCTTCCCTAAATCTGGTGTGTGATATCCAAGACAACGAACTCGCACTCGCCCAAGTCTTAAAGGATCATTTCTATCTTCTACAACACCAACGAACCAAGAAAATCCATCTTGGCCCATAAAATAACTTTGTTCTGCCATAATATCCCTTTAAATAGTCTTTTGACTATTTATAAGGATTAATGCAAGTCTGGATCACGACCCATGCGGTTAGCTAAAGGATTGAAGTCATATACTTCTATCTCGTATATTTTATCAGGATTAGTTGACTTAAGCATCTGTATTGCTTCCAGTGCATCTTTTTCTTTCATACCATCACATAATATATCCTTTTGGATAATGCGATATTTTTTCATAATGAGATATTTATATTTTTATTTAATACAACCACTCGGCCATATTTTTGAATTCTTCGCTTATACCCGAAGCATTTCTCTTTTCCATTCCCAAAACTAACTGCCACGGATTCATTCCAAGATTTCCCGCAAGAATAATTCTATCGTGATCACATTGTTGCTCTGGTACATAATGTCGAATCCAGCCAGGAAATAAAATCATGCTACCACTTTTAGGTAATGTTGAATGTGAGGAATCATTAAAGATCAATGGAGCACAATTAATACAAGATTCCACGTTATACACCCAACTCCATATCTGAGGCCAATGCTCATGGGTTTTAGTATAGTTTCCTTTAGAGTATATTGCACCCCAACAGTCATATGGCATTAGTGGAACTCCCTGTCTTGGAGAATTATCATATGCCAAGTCTATTGCCATACGACACACTTCCATAAAATCTGGATTGGTTTCATGCATATACCAGCCAGTCATACTTGCTTGTACATTGGTTGATGACTTTTGCACATCACCAATATCTCTACATGCCTGTGCAAGTCGTTTCTGAAGTTCTTCGTTTGAACAATCTTTCTGTACAACAGGATACTTTACACGAAAAGATTGAGAATGTATATTGGTTCTTAGTTGTCTAAGTTTCTTTTCTTCCAATGCCTTCTCTTTTTCTATATTAGATACAATTGATTTTAGTGAACTCATGGTAATGGAGGCTCTTCTGGATACCAATACCATCCTGTAACAATATATTTTGGATGTGTATGTACAGGATTACCCCTATGTTGATACATCCATGCAGCAGGAAATATACAGCCCAAACCCTGCTCAGGTTGTATGCGTATTTTATCGTATAAAAATTCTGTTTCGCCTTCTCCATTTGGAACATCGTTTATATAGATAGTCCATACCAGAGCTCTGGTACAGTTTTCCCAGTGACTTATCTCTGCATGAAAGTTGTGAAACCCACCACCCATAGGATTTGTACGTTGTATCTTAATTTCGGGTGTAAGAAGTTTACGAGTTCCACGATATGCGTAGGGAAACTCCTCTAGATATTCCTGTAGCATATCAAGCTTAACTTTTTGTACTGGTTCATATAGTTCAGAAGTTTCTGGAAGCCACATCTGTTTATCTTTACGAGTCTCACGGTTAACTTCTTTAGTTTTTACATCCGGCTCACTTTCAAACCACTCAATAAGAGATTGGCATAACTCTTTTGACAGTGCATCATGAAATCCTCTTACAAAATTACGAAGCATTCTTTTTATCCATGTTCAGATTACCAGAAAGCATAATACGATCATGTTCGCAAGTATGTGTTGGTACTTCGTGTTGTAACCATGAAGGAAACACAATCATCTGAGATGTTTTTGGGGTTACACTTAAAGGTTCTTGTGCATTAGAAAATACCAGAGGCGAACACTCCTCACAGGCAAACACACAATAGGTATATGACCAGAGAGAAGGCCAGTGATTATGCATCTTCGCAGATTGACCTTTAGTATAAATTAATCCCCAAGTATCGTTAAGGTATAAGGAAACCTTTAATGGATTACCATCGGTGTCCGTTTTAGTTGCAAGAGGGCAAGCATTCGCAATTTCCATTGCCTTATCTGAAACAAATACAAAGGACTGATAAAAAGTATGCATGTCCCAACGTGTCAT